CAATTTTTAGAACCAAGGTTGGGTCATCCATTAGATATTACAGAACAAGTTTTTAAATATGCGAGAGATACAGAGGGTCGCACAAGACAATGGCAAATGGGAAGATAGGAAATAAATTATGGCAAGAATGACAAATAAGAAAAGAGCTCAAACTAATAAACAACTTTGGGAAAGAGCAAACAATAGTCATAGACAAAGATGGCAGACTCTTAGCCAGAAAGGTTTTGACTTTTATTTAAATGAGCAACTTTCAAAGAGAGAAGTAGATGCATTAGAAGAAGCTGGAATGCCTACATTTACTATTAATAGAGTAACTCCTATTATAGAAATTATGAAGTATTTCGTTACAGCTAATAATCCTAGGTGGAAAGCTGTAGGGGCTACTGGTGATGACGTAGATGCGGCTCAAGTCCACTCAGATATAGCAGAGTATTGTTGGTATTTATCAAATGGTAAATCTCTATATAGTCAAGTAGTTCTTGATAGTCTTACAAAAGGAATTGGATATTTTCTTGTAGATATAGATAGAGATGATGACCGAGGATTAGGTGAAGTTAAATTTAAAAGAATTGAACCATATGATATATATGTAGACCCAGCAAGTAGAGACTTCTTATTTAGAGATGCAACTTTTATAACAATTAGGAAGAATATCTCAAGGTCAAGCTTAATAAATATGTTACCAGACCATGAAATGAAGATAAAAAAAGTTTCGAGAAGTAATGAAGTAATCTCTTATTCTCAAAGAGATATGGATGAATCATTTACTATTCAACCAGAAGATATTACAATGGGTGTTAATCTTGAGGCTGAAGATGATGATATTATTGCATACTATGAAACATATTCTAAGAAGAAGTTTGCATATCGTAATGTTTATATAAGAGTCAAACCAAGCCCTGCTGAATTAGATTTAATTAAAAAACAAGTTGAAGAGAAAATTGAAGAGTTCCAAAAAGAAGTAGAAGTAGGGATTATAGAAAAAGAATTTCAATTAAATCAAGCTGTTGAAGCAGGTGAAATGATACCTGAGAGAGCAAAATTAGAATTAGAGAAAGCTCAGAAAATGGCTGTTCAAGCTATTGAAGAACAGAGGATGCAACTAACAGCTGAAGCTCAAGACGCTGCAAGTACTATTGCTCAGCAAGTAATGAGTGAATCTGATTATAAAATATTAGAAGATAGCGATGCTAGTAAAAATATAGTTGATGCGATAAAATTCCACGAAAATAGAATTATATTAACTTGTACTGTTGGGGATGAAGTCTTCTTGTATGAATATACATTACCAGTTACTGAATATCCTATTGTACCAATTCCATATATGTATAGCGGAACTCCGTTTCCAATGAGTGCAGTTGTACCTCTTATTGGTAAACAACAAGAAATAAATAAATCTCATCAAATTATGTTACACAATGCTAATCTTGCATCTAATCTTAGATGGATGTATGAAGAAGGTTCTGTCCCAGAAGAAGAATGGGAACAATACTCATCTTCACCTGGTGCATTACTGAAATATCGTCAAGGATTCACACCTCCTACTCCTGTATTACCGGCTCCAATCAACAATGCTTTCTATACAGTTGTGCAAGAAGGAAAGGCTGATGCAGAATATATTAGTGGAGTGCCTTCTGCAATGATGGGATTTACACAAGAGCAGCCAGAGACTTATCGTGGATTATTAGCGAATGATGAATTTGGGACTCGAAGACTTAAAGCATGGATGGGTAGTATAGTAGAACCTGCTTTAGAACATTTAGGTAGAATATTTCAACAAATGGCTCAAAAACATTATACGATTGAAAAGGTATTTAGGATTGTACAACCTGAAGCTGGGCAAATGCCAGATGAAGAAAAAGAAGTTTCTATCAATATACAAGTTTATAATGATTATGGAGAAGCGATAGGTAGATATAAAGATTATGCTACTGCAAGATTCGATGTAAGAGTTGTAGCAGGAGCTACAATGCCTGTAAATAGATGGGCATTACTTGAAGAATATTTTAGATGGTTTCAAGCTGGGTTGATTGATGATATTGCGATGATAGGAGAAACCGATATAAGAAATAAAGAAAAGATTGTTGAAAGAAAATCAGTATATGCGCAACTTCAATCTCAATTATCTTCAATGGAAGAATCTATGAAAGATAAAGATGGAACTATTGAAACACTAGAACGTCAATTAGTACAAGCAGGTATAAAGATGCAGGTTGGACAAGCTTCAAATGAAATAAGAAAAGACGTTATAGATACTCAAGCGCAACAAAAATTATTAAAAGGAATGTTGAAAGTTGAGTTTCAAAGACTACGTGATGAGATGAGAAACGACTTAAAACAAGATAAAAAACAGAGTGAAAAAGAATAGTTGTAACTTTACTACAAATTTTTTTAAGTTAAACTAACAAAATGGAGAATAACGTATGGCTCAAGTACAAGGCAACGCCGTTATGGCCCCCGAATTAGAGACTACAAATCCAAATTCCCAAGCAGTTGATTCAGTCATGGGAGGCGGAGATGATTTCTTCGCAGCTCTCGATGAAAGTGTTAATGGTGGGATATTAGACGAACCTTCGCAGCTAACCTCGGATTCTAATAGTGATAATACACTAACGAGCCCCAGTGAAGTTCAACCGCATGTTGAAGCAAACCCACAAGTAGTGGATGTGGAGATAATGCAAAAAAGGTATAGCGATTCAAGCAGAGAAGCAAAAAGGCTTAATGGAAAGCTCCAAGAGCTAGAGCCTTATATGCCAATCCTTGACGCTATGCGAGACGACCCTAATTTAATTACTCATGTGAGAAATTATTTTGAGGGTGGTGGTCAGACACCTGAAAATATGGCACAACAATTAAATCTTCCAGAAGATTTTTCATTTGATGCCGATGAAGCTTTTGCAACTCCAGAATCGGATTCAGCAAAAGTTCTCGGTGCCACGATTGATGGCATTGTTCAGCGTAGGCTTGGGAAAGCATTACAAGGGCAAAGGTCTGAAAATCACAGGTTAGCAAAAGAAGCTTCTTTCCGTCAACAACATGAATTGGATGACGAACAGTGGGGAACATTTGTTGATTTCGCAAAGTCTAAATCTCTTGAATTAGATGATATTTATTATTTAATGAATCGTAAGAATCGTGATAGTAATATAGCTAATAAGACAAGAGACGAGATGCGTCAAAAGATGCGCGAGGTTCAAGAAATACCCGGTTCTTTAGCTACTACTGGTGGAGCTCAAGTGGAAAAGTCTCCAGATGATAAAATATTTGATGCCCTTTTAGGTTCTGAAAGTGAACTAGAAAAGGCTTTTAGTATTTAGAATCTTTAAAT